GATGACCTTACCAAACTGAGGTGGATCTACTTCATCACCACCATATACTGATATAGCTTGAATAGAAGGAAACTTATTACGTAGTAGTATCTCGTAGTCACTCTTTGTTACAGCACGATCTTGTACCTGTAATGCCTTAGGTGCAAACGAACGAATACTCTCAATGCTTTCATTGTAAAAGCCGCCAGTAGAGGCGATGGTAACAACAGCAGAGATGCTTGACGCACCCCCTAGATTCTGTGCTATAGTGAATGATGATACACCATTCGCTTCTTCACCATTACATATTCTGTAACGTGCTAAGATAGTGTCTGCTGATGTTGGCTGGGCTCCAAATTTATTTTCACCGAACTGTAATGAATACTTGCCATCTACTTCTGCTTGCATATAGAATACTTTATCAGTCGCTCTCACACCAAAGATGTCTGCTTTCTGTATGTACTCTACACCATTTACTGTGACATATAAAGAACTAGTGTCTATGAATGAGTTAGAGATAACTGTGTCAGCTATAGGCAATGTCTCTGTAATAAGACGTCCTTGAAATGCTTTCATGCCTGTGATATTAAATACGTTTGTATTGCCTACACGTGTAGCTATATTAGCTTTGTCTGTGAGGAATGTAAACGTTGTACTACCACACTTTCCTGTCATCGATGTATTAGCGGGTATGGTAAAGTAGTTTGAATCTTGGGCAGATGTGATGTTAAGTGTTACAGTAGCTACAGATGATCTACGTGAACGAGGCAGATAGTTTAATTCTTTTGCGTGTGACATAATGCTATTACGATCTTGTGCAGAGTCAAGGAACATCTCGCTCAATGCCATGTTGTAATAGTAGTTGTTATAGAATGTATTGTATGCTAGTAAGTCTAGTAGCACATTCATGTTCGAACCATCGAAGTCGTAGTCAGCAAACCTATCCTGATTCTTAAGGAAAGTCTTAAGTTCTTCCTTTGTTGCGAAGAAGTCTAGATTAGTTACTGGTGATATATTAGCCATTTATCTTACCCTGTCGATGCCTATTGAAATTGATTGTGGTGCTTCACTATTTATGACGTTAAAAACAACGTTTACTGTGAGCGAGTTAGAGTCTACATCACCTAGTACTTCTACATCTACTAAGTTACATCTAGGCTCAAATGCTTTCAGTGCATCGCTTATAGTGTCCTTTAATATAATTAATGTAGCGGGTGTGGCATTCTCGAAGAGTGTAGCACGTATGTCGCTGCCTAGCAATGGTTGAAACAGTCTTTCTCCACGATCTGTGAGTATAACATTCTTTATAGCTTCTCTTACTGAGTTCTCGTTAACTCTTCGTGCAAGATCATTTCTACCTGGAATGAGAGCAAGATCCTTATGAAAGTCTGTGTATAAACTCTCTTGTCTTGTGCGTGGTGTGATCGTCTCTGCCATTAGTAATTACCTTTGTGTTCTTCTTATTTATGCAGTTCGTTATACAATGTTACGAAGTTGGTCACGATCATGTCGTGCCGCTAACGCTATCATTCCGCTTAGGTGTGACTTAGGAACTGGGTAGTTTGATTTGTTATTAGGCTCGCCTGCAACCCAACTTACTCTACCTGGTCGTGTATCACCATGTATGAATGAACTGTATATGCCTATAGCAGTAAAGCCTGCACGACTCATAGCTACAACAACTGATGCTCTGTCTTCATATGATCCTTTTACCTTAATGTCAATGGCTTTGCCTGTCATGTGCTGTGATGTACTAGCACCCCCTTGTTCTTTATTATAGACAGGTGATCTATAACCAGAGTTGACAATGAATTCTTTTCCTGTTTGTTCACATACTCGTAGTAGCTTAATCAGTACTAGCTGATCTATCTTCTTCCAACCAGCTCCCTTAAGCTTCTTGCCCTCGTAGTCATTCTGATTCTTTACTTGTGATGCGAATGTAAACTTGCCTGGTATGCCATCTTCTGTTAATGCTGAAATAGTTTTAAGTTCTTCTTGACTTGCTTGGGCAGGTGTGATATAATTACTCTGTTCGCCTTTAACTATGGACGTAAGCTTAGGTGAGCTTGCATTGATCTGCTTCTCTGCTTCTGCTTTCTTTGCTATTCTGTCTTCCGCACCAATACGTATTGCACCATTCTTTACAGCTTTCTCTGTCTCTTTTAGTCCCATGCTTGTCAATACTTTGTTCTCTATAGCTATAGACGTTGCAAGGTTCTTTAGGTTATCTACTGATGAGTTCAACAAGCCTTCAATCACTTCAGACATCTGACAGAATCGGAACATCATTAATGCAACATTCTCTACAGTAAGTCTTTCGAACTGCCCTGCTGTCTTAGCCATAAACGCTTCGATCTTCTTCTTAAACTCTTCCATACTATCAGCTTCGAACAGTTCATTGATATCATCAGATATCTCTTGTATTTTCTTATAGACCATTTGACTGGCACCTGCTATGTTACCTAATGTAGCAACAGTAGCGGCAACAACCTGCCGAACACGCTTCTTCAATTGTTCTACTACCTTATCAACGATCTCTAGAATCTTGTCCTTAATCTTCTTTAAAATTTCGTTTAAAGTCAATGACTTAAGCTTCTTAAGAGGATCTTTCTCGGATAGATTCTTGATGTCACCTATAAGATCAGTCGCTACATCGATCAGTACGAACAAGGCAGCGAGTTGAGAGAAGAAGTTATTGAATGATCCACATATTCCACCAGAGATTGACGCACCAAAGTTCTTATTGAGGTAGTAATCTAAGTCGCCTAAGTAAGAATCGATAGGTACTGGCATGACTGGAGAGGGTACGTAGTCTTTAATATCAGTGTTTAAGTTGCCAATGTCATAGCTATTCGTATTAATGAAGTCAGCTATCTCTACAAACGTTACTGGTCCTTGATCATATCGATCTTTGAGTGTAGGGAAATTGGTTAAATCTGATAAGTCAAGTATATTATTAGTTAAATTTGTTACATCTACGAGAGTCTGTCTGTTAAGTCCTACACCACCATTGAGTCCTGTGCCGTCATTAATACCAGTAAGGTTAGCTATGAGTGTTGAGTCTAGTATAGCACCAAAATCTGAACTGTCAAGTCTTAATATTGAGGGATCATATCTAGATGCTAACGGTGTAATGTTCTCGCAATGTGAAGTCATCGGTAATCTCTATCTATTGTCTTTAAACCACTAATACTATTTAGTGTAATTAATGGTTGACAAGTTATAATAAGTGTGTTACTATGAACTAACACTAGCTTGCCCCGTCTGTTGTATCATCATTCATACGACTCGTAGCTTGCGGTGCTCGGCGTGTAGCCTTGTTACCACCCGTAGTATAACCGATACCAACTCTACTAGCAGGTAGATCACCAGGGTTGACAACAGCGGCAACTTCTGTTATACTAAGAAGGGCAGCTGGGAACCCTACTTGAGTACCACGTAGAGTAGCGAGTGCTGTTACTAAAGTAGTTGCATTTGATCCTGTTGCGGCGCCTGTAGTCATACCTAAGTTGACTGCGGCTGCATCTGCGTTGACTGCGGTACCACCTTTCAGATTAAGTACTGTACCACTCTGTACGTTGAGCAGACCACCAGCTTTCACATTAGCAATAGCTGTAGACTCTAAATTAAGTAGCAAAGAAGACTTGACATCTACTGTGGCACCTGCTATAGTAGTATTAGTAGTCCCGTTGACAACAGCGGCTAGCCCTTGCATCGATACAGAAGGAGCAGTTAGATGTACTAAAGCACCCGAGTTAATCTCAACACCCTTGTGACTCACATCAGGATATGGTAGCGTCTGTGTAGATATAGCTGGCGTACCTAATGATGTAATCTTCGTATAGGCAGTACTGTATAAGTTCATCTTATATGAATCAATATGCACATCACCGAATAGGGCTTGTTGATAGATTCCTCCAAAGTTTAATGCAGTACCGGCTTTCATCTTGACGTTAGCATTAGCGGCTAGGTTAATATCATCTGCTGTAGCGAATACGCCTACCTTACCACCAGAGATGTTCGTAGCTGTACCCGCATTGATGTTAGCAACACCACGGGCTGTCAAGTTAAAGTTCTCACACTCTATGTCTAAGTCTCCATTGATATAGACCTTACCTGATCCTCGTTCTACTTTAAGCGCCCAGTCACCCCCGACATTCGTATGCATATCTTTGTCAGTACGGTTCATTGTAAAGCCTTCGGAACTATTATATGTATCACCAAAAGACTTGACAAACACGGTGCCTTGTGAGTCAATTTGTACTGCACTGCCACTACTATGAGAGATCAGTATGTAAGTACCCTCGCCATCATCACTATCAGATAGGACAACAAAGTTATTATCGTTCTTACTCGTATAGACTCTATTGTCAAGGTTTCTTTCTGGTGTTATAATAGGTGGCTCAGACCATGTTTCTCCTGTAGCAGACTCTATGTTATTCTTCTTAGAGGCTTGCTGTAGCGTTGCTTGTCCTATCTCAGCATCTTCACCAGAGATCATTCTATGCATAGGTGGCTTACCAAACTTATGTACAGATGCAGTAGGTATCATAGACACTTCATTAGGTGCGCCTGCTTCTGCTGGTAATTGCAAGTTAATGCCTGGTATTCTTCCTAGTATCATAGGATGTTGTGCATCAACTCCGTCCATAAAGAATCCAAACACCCATTCACCTACATCAGGTATACTAGAAGATGCTCCATATGAGCCGTCAATAACTATCGCCCATGGTAGATCACTCGTAGAGACTTCATTCTTGTCTTCATTGTGGATACCAAACGCTCGTACTTTCACACGACCATCATTGGCACCATCTTCTCTGTACTCTACGACTCCCACGAACCATAGTAAATTGTTAAAGCCTGCACTCATCCTATTACTCCATCTATAAGTTGGTCAACTATGCTATCGGCAGTAGAAGGCAAGAACGATCTGTCAAAGTCCTTTGTGAGTCCTCCTTTAGTCATCAGTACAGACTGCGTATAGTTGTCTTCCATATGCTGGTTCACTATGTCTGTGATCATGTAATAGCCGTCTCTTTCTTTGTCTGTGACTGGATTCTTACCTACTTCATTACGGGTCACCATTACAAATATAACCATTCCGGGAACTAGCTTGATTCGACCACTTAAAATACAATTAATTGTGTACTTGCTCATATGAGAATTAAATACTCTACCATTATTCAAAACCTCTGTGTAAAATGGATAATAACGATTGTCTCGCTCTATCTGTCCAGGTGTATTATAGTCTTTAATCACATAGTCTTCTCTTATACTAGGCATATTGTCATTAATAAAGCTTGCACTGTGATTGATCTTTAGTTTACCTAATGGATTCTTATCTAAATGATCTCTATAGTCATATGATAGTCTACTTGTTGTTCTATTAAGAATGTCTATCTCTAGTATAGAAC